TGCTTTTCTTTGATGTCCCCATTTTGTGGAGCCCATCAACCCCGCCATTTCGGTTCAAGGTTGATGGGTTTTTTGTTGCCTGAAATTTATGCCGTTTAAAATCATGATGTTAGAAGCACTGTTTTTTAACGATGGCGACAAAATGGCGGCAGCGTCAAAGAGAGAGCGCCACCTGTCCTGATTTCATTGGATGCGGCTGAACCGGATTTGACTCTTTTGGCGTTGCAATCGAACGAACAAAAGTTTCATGGGTAACAAAAGTATGGCTGCAGTTAATGTTCTGGCACTGGTTGTAACGCTCTTTGGTCAATGAAGATACCTGAAAACTGCTGCGAGTATGGGCGGCACTTCCACACAGTGGGCAAATCATCATTTTTCGAGTTCTCCCCATTTTTGCTAAATTCACAATAATGATACCGCATTATTCCATTTTGCAAACTTAAAAGTTCTCCATTGCGAAGAATCATTCCATTTCGAAATCATCAATCCTCACTTCAAGCTCCAGACTGGTTGTAAAACCGTTATCGGGGCTGACGGTATGCGTCAGAGTCGTAATGGTCCATTCCGCATCATCTATCGGCTGTTTAAAGCCACTGACCTTCACGGGCATTTCCGTGTAGAGATCTGCCCGCCCTTCCGCCAGTTGTAGCGAGAATGACGCAACGCCGCGTTGCAGGCGTTCCCACTGCATTTTCGCCGCTCGTTCGGCGTTGCTCCGGTTGGCATAAGTGCGATTAAGTACCAGCACGTTTTCATCCGTACCCACCAGGTAATCGCCCTGCTTCGCTTCCGGCTCTTTCTTCTGCTTCTTAGTCCTGCGCTTACGCTTCACCGTGGTGCTTTCTTTCTTCGCGGGTTCGCGGGTATGCAACCAGCTGGCAATTACGCCCGTGTAGGCTCCGCGATCTGCCAGGGTAAATCGGTGACTGTCGCCGTCCTTGCGTGTGATAGTGATCACTGGCAGAGGTTTACCAGTGGCGCTTTTGCCCTGCCCCTGCCGGATGAATAACAGATTGCCATTTTTCACCGACGCGATGGCACCGTACTGTCGCGCCAGCCGCATCAGAAAACTGCCGTCACTCTCATTAGTCTGGTCTATATGCTCCACGGGCTTATCCGACAGGTCTTTACCCAGTGCCATCTTCAGCTTGTGCCGCGCGGCTATTTCCTTCACCACTTCCCCGACGGTGGTCTTATGCCACGATTTTTCACGGCGGGTATTCAGCGTTTCCCGAAAATCAGCACTTCGCGCCCGGATAGTCAGGCGGTCCGGTGCGCCAGTGTGTTCAATCTCGTCCACCGTGAATGCCCCTTTCGGGAAAAGCGGCTGCCCCTTCCAGCCCAGCGCCAGCGTAATGACCGCACCACGGCGCGGCAGCACGATTTTTCCGTCGGCGTCGTCCAGCTCCAGATCAAGCTGGTCCGCTTCAAAGCCCCGATTGTCCGTCAGCGTCAGACTCATCAGGCGGTTATCCAGCACAGTAGTGATATCCCTGCCCTCAATACTGATGCTGAATGCGGGAGTTTTGTTGCCTTTGTTAAGCAGTTCAGAGCTGAAATTCACGACAGCAGCCCTCCCACCGTTTTACTGATATCACTTAAGGCAGATGTTGCCGTGTCCTGCAGATTATTCAGTTGCGCACTGAGATCACCGAACATATCGGACAGGGATTCATCCACCCGTTTGAGCGACAGGGTGAACTCAATCCGGCGCGGCATACCGTCGCGGAAAAACTCCGTTTTAGTCAGATTCAGTCCCTCAATCACATACATGCCGTAAATCGTGCCGCTGCCTTCAATCAGGGGCCATGCTTTTCCCTGTTCTGCCATCTGCTCCAGAGCCAGCAACGACAGCCTGCCGCCCGTTACCTCCGGCATAAGAACACCAGAAAGCGTCAGCATGTCGTTGTCCGGTCCCAGAAACTGCGTGGACGGACGTCGGTTTACCCGGCTGTTTGCCGCATGTCGCCAGCTGCGTTGATACTGCAGTTCCTGATACGGAACGGTGCGCAGCATAAACACGTACAATCCCAGCACCATCATCATGCGTCGTATCCCCCCTGATCGCTGTAGTTACTCCTGGCTTTTGCCTTCAGCCTGCGTTCACGTTCATCAAGCTGGCGTGCCACCTCCCGCGCAATATCCTGCGCACTTTGTCCTGGCTGCGTCTGAATGATGATCTGCGTCGGTGCCTCAATCCGTTGAACGGGCGGCACAGTGGCTGCACGACTCACCATCGCTTCGCCGCCTTTCGCGGGAAGTGCCAAAGGATGCAACGGTGGAAGCTCTGCAGGCGCGGCAGCAACGCCCATCATTCCGGCAACAACGGCAGCCAGTGCAGCTGTATTTCTCCGGCTGGTCACATTTGCCGGGCCGTTAACAATTTCCGGCCCGTTTTCACCGACGATGCCAAACTGCCCGCGCGGGATATAGCCGCCGCTGTCATACATCCCCGCAAAGCCATATCCCCATGACGGAAAACCACCCGATGGCATCATCACTTTACCGTCTGTATTCACCGTCGCAGGTTGCTGACGCGTCACACTTTCCGGTAGTTTCGCCTTTGCGGCCTCTTTACTGACAACGCCGAGTTTCTCCAGCAACCAGGAAACGCCGGATTTCAGGGAGTCCAGCGGATGCATGACCATATTCAGCCCTTCCGCCAGTGCCTCCCCGAATCGCCGCCCCATTGCCGCTGCACTCTGCAGTTCGGCAGAGGTCGACTTAACGGGCGTCAGCAGATCAGTAAACCAGCCCCACAGCGCCTGTACTTTGTCGCCAATCCACTGGAACACGGGCTTAAGCGGTTCGAATGCTGCACTGACGGGACCTGCCGCAGCTTTGAATCCTTCCACCACGCCACCAAGAAATGCGGTGATGGGTTGCCAGTATTTCCAGACAACCAGCGCCACGCCCGCCAGTGCAGTAACCACAAGACCTATCGGACTGAGCAGAGCACCTAACAGACCAGATATGGCATACAGGGCAACGCGCAGCATCGCCAGCGGACCAGATGCAAGCACACGAAGCACCGCGCCTACGGCAGCCAGTCCACCGCGCAGTACCGCCAGAGGATTCATAAACATCACAGCAACAGCACGTAAACCGGATAATCCAGACCGCAAAAGTGCAACCGGCGCACCTGCTACAGTTTTCAGGACATTTCCCGTCAGTGATGCCGTGCGGCGCAAAGACGACAACGGCGCAGTAAGTAAACCTGCGGCGTTGCCCGATGAAGCAAGCCCGCGTCGCAGCAGTGCCAGTGGTGCGCCAGCCAGCCAGGACAACGCGCTGCTGGTTCGAGTTACTGCTGCCGTAACGGAAGGTAACGTTTTGATACCCAGCACAGAGAATCCCAGACGGATCACTGCCAGCGGCCCCAGCACTGCAGCCAGCGCCACCGCTAAGGTGCCGAGGCCGACGGTAACCGCAGCCACAACAGCCGATGCTTTCATCAGTGTGCCTGTCAGTTCCGGGTTAGCTTCCACCCAGCGACGCAACGCCCCCGTGACGCTTTTCACCGTGTACAGAATATCCATCAGCGGCTGGCGCAGCGTTTCGCCCAGGCTGCTGAAGGTGTTCTGCGCTCCGGTTTTGACCAGCAACCACTGCGCAGAAAGTGAATCCTTGTTAATGTCGGATTCTTTCTGCATGGAACCGAGCGCATCATTGCCCGCTGTCAGTTTTAGCTGGCGCTGCAGTTCCGGCAGGTTGTTTGCCAGTTTCGCCGCGTCATCGCCAAACTCTTTACCAAACAACATGGTCATGGCAGACAGACGCTTGTCCTGCGGCAGTGCGTTCACCTTCTCCAGCACACGCTGGATAGTTCCCATCGCATCCTTCGTCATCTGCTTTTCAATCACTTCAGGATTGAGTTTCAGCAGATTCATCCCTTCAAAGAAACTCTTGCTTTGCATGGTGGCAATGGACAATTCACGCACCATCGCGTTTGCTGCACTGGCTGCAACCTCCGGCGCAGCGCCCAGTGTCAGGAAGGTGGAACCCAGCGCCGCCGCTTTACGATAATCCAGACGGTCAGCCACACCGCCCAGACGTTGCATCACATCAATGATGTCCGCCCCTTTCGACATGGCGTTATCATCCAGATAGTTCAGCGCATCGCCGAGCTGTTCAATATTGCGGGTAGGTATTTTGTAGAGCTGGGCGATTTTCCCCAGACTTTCTGACAGTTCATCCGCTGGCAGCTCAAAGGCTGTTGCCGCCTTTGCTGCCGTACTGGCGAAGGCCAGCAGGTCACGTTTCTGGTCTTCCCAGCTGTCGTCAGGGTTTGCGACGTTCATGCGCGCACCACCTTCAACCAGTGCAGCGAAGTCCACCGCACCGTTTTCCATCGGCAACTGTTCGCTGGCAGCCTTGATGGCATCCTGCATTTCATAAAAACGTGCAGTGCGGTTGCCATTATCGTCACGCAGACTATTGACCTGCTTTGCCACACCTTTCATGGCATCTTCCATGCTGGTATAGCTTTTTACTGCCGCCATCACTGGTGTCCCCATTGCCAGCCCTGCAGCCGTGGTGGTGGCTCCGGCTCCTGCAATACGATCACGCACCTCCAGCGAACGGGCATAACTGGCACGCGCCGCATTCATCCTGCGCTGAGCTTCCCCCAGTCGCTTCAGCCGCGCCTCCTGTTTCGACAATTCCTGGTTATAACGTGATGTTTCACGGGCTAAACGGGCAGTTGCTCCCGCATCATCTTTCGCAGAAATTCCCGCCCGGTACAGTTCTGCACGCACAAGCGCCGTTTGCTTCTGCAAATATTTTTGTTGTTCTTCCAGGCGTTGGACTGCCAGCGTTTGCCGACCTAAAGCCACAAGGTGCCGTTGTGATGGTTGTTCCATCGCTTCCAGCTCAGAACTAAGCAAATTTGCCTTCTGTCTGGCATAGTTCAGCCTGTCGCCTAACCTTTTGTTATCGGCCTGCAGCTTGCGAAATTTTTCCAGGCTGTTACCCGCCTGATTGAGTTGCTTTAATGCGTCACGGGAGTTTCTGATTGCGCCAGCCAGCTCTTTCGAACTGGCCTGTGCAGCACGGAATGGGCGGGTGAGTTTGTCAACCGCATTAAGAATGACCTGCAGGCGCAGGTTATTATCACTCATCGTTGGCCCTGCTTCTCTGAATCGCTTTATACCGCCATTCCAGCACTTCGGTCAGCGGCATAACGTCAGTAACGGATGGCGGCCAGTGAAAAATGGTGGCGATATCTGCCACCAGATCGTCAACCGTCAGGCTGTCGGTAAACCGGCAAGCACCGACTTCTTCAACAAAAAAGTGACAACCTCAACCGACATGGCAGTGAGATCTGCCGGGTCCATCTCTGCAATTTCCTGTGCAGTCAGTGCCGGACTGGAGATGCGGGGGATCACGGTCATCATCGCGTTCACATCCATATCCATAATGGCCTGCAGGCGTGTACCGCGCAGCGCACCGGACTGCGGTTTACGCAGCACAATTTCGGTGATTTCTGTTTTACCGCGCTTGATGGGGGTATCCAGTTGAATGGTCTTTTCAGTCTGCTTATCGCTCATTTTGCTGTCCTGTCAATTGGGTTCTGGCGCGGTATCCCGCGCCGTTCAGATATATCAGAGGCCGAGGGCGTTGCGGTGCGCTTCCATCAGGTCCACACCGTCCACAATTTCCACCATGTTGATAAGGTCCACTTCATAGAGCACCTCACCATTGATGGTCAGCTTCGCGTAGCTGTTGGTACTGGTCACTTTGGTGGTGTTGCTTTCGCCCGTCTTCCACTCGCCGGAATCCACTTCTTTGTGACGTCCACGCACGACAAGCTCCACGGCCTGCACTTCCCCGGTATCGTCACGCTGAATAGAGCCGGTAAAGCGCAGCTGGATGCCATCCACCGTGGCTTTACCCATCTGTTTAAACAGCAGCAATTCAGTACCACCAATGGAAAATTCTGTGTCCAGCGCACTGTCATCAAGCCCCAGATCCACATCCACCGCACCCGGCATTCCGCCGCCGCGATACTTCTCATATTTGCGGGTGAATTTCGGCAGCGTCAGCGACTCAACGATCCCCTGCCAGTTGTTCCCGTCGTTAAACAGGTTCAGGTGTTTTAATTTGCGTGGTAAAGCCATGTTGTCCCCTTACGCGCTGACCTGGCTGGCGAAATTCACCAGGTACTGATCGGTGATGCGCTGACGCAGCATCAGGTTTTCAAGTGGCGGCACTGGCGTGTAGTCGTAGTCGATGGTGAGTTTTCCGGCTTTCAGCGTGTCTTTGTCGTTCACCGACTCATCCAGCCAGCAATCACCACCAATGAGATAGCCCTGACTGACCAGGCTGCGCATTTTGGCGCGGATACCTTCGATAATGTCGCGGGCCAGCGACGGGTTAAGCGGTTTATCCACCGCCCACATGTGTGCTTCTGCCATCGTGTCCATCAGCACCTGCGCCGTGCGGGTGTAGTTTTCGAAGGCAAAGAGCGGGTCATCACTCAGGCAGCGGGAACCCCAGAAGCGGAAACCGTCTTTACGCACAAGCGTGGTGACGTCGTTCTGGTTCAGCAGACCTGCATCGGTTGCCGGGTCCTGCAGATCCCAGAACACATCAGCAGAAATTCCGGTGACACCGTTCACGCCCACGTTGGACAGGCTTTTGTGCCACCCTGTCTGCTCATCAATTTTGGCACGCAGACCAAGCGCACGGGCGGTGGCATATGCCGTTGCTTCGGCATTCAGCACCGTGTCCCAGCCAGTAAAGTCAGGCCAGATCAGCATCCCTTCGCGCTGGCTGAAGTTTTCGCGGTAAGTGATCGCCTCTTGCACTGTCTTGCAGCCATACGCTGACAGGTAAGCAAATCCACGCAGGCTTTGCGCCACGCTCAGCAACTCAGTAGCTACCGCCTTGGTGTCGTGGCCTGGCACGCCGAGAATGCGCGGTTTAACGCCGAGCTGTGACTGGGCAGATAACAGGGCTTTCATACCAGTTTTTTTACCTTCAGCAGTCACTGCGCCGATGATATTGGTCGTGGTTTCGTCTTCCGTTTCACCCTGCGGCACACGCACGACAATGGTCACGGGTTTTGCCTGGTCAGCGATGGCATCCAGCGAACGGGCCAGCGTGCCGGACTCACCCGCTTTACCGCTGGCAGTCAGCACATCAGTGATCAGCACGGGTTTATTAAGAGGAAACATTTTTGCATCGGCATCATCGCCCGTGCAGACCATACCCACGATGGCGGTGCTCACCGTGGTAATAGATCGGGTGCCTTCGTTGACTTCAACAACGCGCACCCCGTGGTGGTAATCCTGAGCCATAGTGGCGAACCTCCTGATTGGATTAGGCTTCGCCCTATGTTGAAGTGATTGTGTCTGACAAGCAGCTAAGCGCAGTTGTACCGTTATTCACACAAAATAACGGTATTTATCTGCTTGCAGGGAAAACAGGCCAAATAATATCAGGTGCGGTGCTGGTATCTGTTGCCGTCACAGCCTCGATATAATCCAGCACAACGTTAAGTCGGGTAGTTTCCTCTTGCGTCAGTTTGCGCCCGGCCTGCAGCTTTAACTGAATCACGCTGATATTGGCCATTGCTGCGTCTAACAGCGACTGTTTTTTCTGTTCAGCGTCAGCTACCAGTTCATCATGAGAACGTTCCGGAGTGGGTGGCGCAGTAAATCCCCCGTCTGAATAAACCCAGCCGATTCCGGGCTGCTCACTGATATCAGAAATATTAATGAGCTGCTGATTATCCGGCACTGTGAATTCAGCCTCGCCATCCCAGACAATGACATTCACAACCATCCCATTTTCAATAACTGCATATGACGCATTCATTATGCAAACTCCTCGATAATACAAACCCCAGCAGCACCTTTCCCGCCCGTCATACTGGTTCCGCTATAACCTGCATCGTATGCACCACCTCCGCCTGAACCAAATGCCCTGCCTCTAACGCCACCGCCAGCGCCTGCGCGTCCACCGCCTCCCCAGTACGATGCACCGCCTTCACCGCTGACGCCGATATTCCCGGACTGACCGTCGCCTCCATCTCCACCAGTGATGCGGATATCGCCAATATTCGGTACGCCTCCGTTACCGCCGTTTGTGTTTGTGACTCCTGATTTTCCGCCGCCTTCACCACCAGGGGCTATTACCGATCCGAACGAGCTATCACCGCCCTTGAGGCCGTTCGTCGCACCAACGCCGCCGGCCCCACCTGCGCCGATAGTGACAGGATAACTATTCTGTGTCGGGGTCAGTATGGTGATTACTGTCCCTCCGGCCCCACCGCCAGCACCGAAAAACGTTTCGTTACTGGATATAGCCTGGCAGCCCCCCCCTCCGCCACCGCCGCCCGTTATTGTGACCCTGATCCGTTTTGTTTCTAGTGATGGGGTATACGTACCTGATGACGCGAAAGCCCGGGTACTCAGCCGGCGTCCCACGTATCCGCTTGTATCTCCCAAACCAAGGTTTTGAAGAGCCGTTTTCACCGTGCCGTCCGATTTGATATCGCCAAACGGATTTTTGCGACTTAACAGCAGCGCACGAAGCGCGGTAAGCAGCTGGTCATGCCGCCCCTTCTCCAGGCTGGCACCGGATGCCTCCACCACGCTGCAAAGCTCCTCCTGCAACATGTCAAAGTAGTCATCATCCAGATCGGTGGCAGGCGTGCCGGTCTGGGGGTTACCACGGGTAAAACCGTTCTTACCCGCGCCGAACTTATCCTTCTGCGCGGTTTTCGTGTCTATACGATGCATGGATTACTCCGGATATTTAAAAATTACGTAGGTATGCGACGGGCAGAGTTTGTTAAGCACGCACTCGACAACGGTGTCGCCCCAGATACGCAGTGCGGAATCACAGGGATCGCCACATGTCATCCAGGTGGTGTTGGTGGCGGCTGGCATGTTGACCTGCCAGTAATACCGCCATTCAGGCGCATTCACCGCGTCAGTACAGGCCGATGAGCAGGTGAACGTGCTTTTGTCGTATCGCGTGATGTTGGCATCCGGTCTGCCCAGGGCAGCAAGCTGTGCAAGATAAAAATTCTCGTTGATGCCGCCCGCCAGGTTAACCTTCGCATCCAGCCGTTGCTGACGCTGGCGAAGGGTCTGTGTCCCTGCGGGAATACATTCATCCGGCAGACCGCACAGACGCTCCCAGCGGTTTATCAGTTCAGTGGTGGTGCGCGGATCCAGCTCCCGCATCAGGGCATCCGCACGCTGATGAACGCGGGTTAATGACGGTGCCGCACCGGCAATCGCCGGATCGCTGGCTGACCACGCCGGACCGGGGGGCAACAGTGCCGACAACAGACGGATGTAATCATCGTTTGTCACGTCCATGAAATCGTCCCCAGTACCGCCAGTTCATTTTTTGCAATGGAGATATTGTCCGCCGGTGCAAGCAACTGATGGCTGTATTCCCCGTTCGCACCGGAAATCGCCTCACTGATACGCGACACCTTCAGTTCTCCCTGCGGATAACCATCACGCAGCAGGAACGAACGCAACTCCGCGGTGATGGCAGCCCGTATTTCCGGTGTGTCCGGCGTCACACGGATATGAAAATCCACCGTATGTGCCACCGGCCTGAACACATACAAATCAGAGCCTGCCACCGGGGCCAGTGGCTCGATATGTTGTCTTGCCGCCGTTTCCGTTGATTCTTCCGGAATGGGATTAATCAGGTCACTGCTGGCAATCATCACACCGACAGTTCCCGTTCCCATCCAGTGACGGTATGTCCATGCGCGGGTAATGCCGGGCACTTCTTTAGCCCAGACGACATAGTCCCCGTCAGCCCCGCCCTGAGGCGTCCAGTAATACCGCTCAATGACGCGGGCGCGCCACGTTTCCAGCTCTTCAGTATCAAATCCGCCTGTCAGGGTGTCAGCCACACCGGAAGACGGCAGACCATTCACCGGCGTGACCAGGATTAATGCCGTACCGTCGTCAGCGTTACCGACCGCGCCTGTAGTTGAGCAAGTGATCGGCACACGCAGGACACCACCGGAGCTGGTTGCATCGGCAGTTGCCGTGTACTGAACCAGGTCATCGCGCTGAATAACACTCCCGGCGGTCACCTTCAGGCCATCGCTGACACCTTCCCAGCGCATATACCCGCTGGCAGCCGTGGCCCCCTTGCGCGGACACCGTTTCATCGCAGCATGTCGCGCCAGCCAGGACTCATCGCACAGGTCAGGCAGCATGTTCATTGCCAGATAATCGATGTACCCGTAAACCGTATGCAGCGCCGCCGCATACACCTTTGCCCGCACGTCTTCATCCATGCGCCGGAGCGTGTCGCTGACGTCCAGCCTGGCGAATAAATCGTTACGGAGCATACTGATATTTTCTGCCAGCGTCGGGCGCTGAAATTCACTGTCCGCCATGCGTTATCGCACTCCACAGATCATCAAAAGAAATCATTACCGGTCCGTCACGACGCCAGAGAGTGATACTGTTACCCAGTTCATTAATCCCGGTGCGGCGGATATCCAGATCAATACGGGACACCACGCCATCATCAATCATCCATTGCAGGCATTCGCGGATATACCCCCTTACCGTCTGCACCAGCTGATTGGTCAGTTTGCTGCGCTGAAGCAGCCACAGTCGGGAGCCGTAACGGTCATTCTGTACCGCAGGCCAGGTATCCCCCCACCATCCCATCGGGACGTCGGCATTGTCATCAGGCTCCGCCCGCCGCCAGGTGAACAGGGAAATCACCACGGCGCGGGTCAGCGGATCCAGCGGTGCGCTGGCGCAGGTGCGTTTACCGTTCACCGTCAGCCACAGTTCCATCATGCCTCCATCGCTTTATCAGGTTTGTCGGTGTTACTGCCCTGACCGTTCTCTCTGTGACGATGCCCGTTATAGGCAAGCCGCATCGCTGACATGGTGGTGCCGCCGGAGTCGCACAGGTCTTTCACCTGTCCTGTCACTTCCAGGTCCATTTCAAAACGTGCTTCAGGTGCATTGCGAAACGTGATCGTTTTACCTGCACCGTCCACCACGATCCCCTCCCGGGTCAGCGTCACGGACTGCCCCTGATCGTCATAGACAGCCACCTCACCCGTCTGCAGCCCTTTCAGGCGGTAGCGCCGGTCCGACACCGTAACAACCACCGCATGAGAACGGTCGCCATCCGGAAACAACACCACCGCTTCCGCACCGCTGTTTGCCCTTGCGGTAAAACCGTAGGGTTCAAGATGTTCAACCCCGGCTTTGGGTTCACCGGCAATCAGGGACACATCCACGGTCTGACATTTCGTGGCGGCACTGATGCTTTTCACCACGGCCCGCCCAATCAGGCCGAGGAGTTGTCGCTGCATGGCTTCAATCGTCCTCATCAGAACGGGTCCTCCTGTACTCTGGCTTTTTTCTTTTTCCGCGCGCCGGGGGCTTCGGGTTCAGGCAGATAAGCATCAGGTGGGCCGACACGGATTTCCGTCAGGGTGCCGTTCTGGTCCTGAGTAAACGTGACTTCCGAGACAAGCAGTTCGGTATTGTCGAAACCACAGACCGGATCGAAGACAATCACCCGCTGGTTGGGCTGCCACAGCGTACCGTTACCCTGTCGCCAGCCCTGCACCACATAGGTGGTTTCATCCGTCCGCGCCGCCCGTTGTCGGGCTTCAAAGTCAGCACGCGCAATACAGCCTGCCCCCGTAGCCTGCCCTGTCTGCCTGATATACATCGGACGGTAACGGGCAATAAATGCGTCCTCTGTGCGGGCCCGCAGCGCGGTGGTGGTGGCCTCACCGAAATCATCGTCGTTTCCGGCACGCTGCCCCGCCACCTGGTAAACAGAAAACCGCTCCCGGATACTCTTCTCCGTATCACAGGAAAGGATGTTTTCCCCAAGTACCAGCGCGGTATGTGCCCGCGTTGAGCCAATACCGCCAATCACCAGCCTGCCGTGCGGGTCGTCGTAAGCCAGTGCCTGCTGCTGACCGAGTATTTTGTTGATTACCTCAATCACCGTTTCACCGTGATCAGGCTGGACATCAGGAATAACACCCGACGGCGCACCGCTGTTCACCACCTCAATGCCGAAAGGCGCAGCAAGCGCCTGCGCAATCTGTACCAGCGATCGTCCGTTAAACTGTGTCGGTTCGGCTGCACAGTCAATCAGGTCAGCGGTCAGACTGCGTCCGGCAATACCGGTGCTGACCGAACGGGCATCGTAACGAACGGGCGTCGCCTCCACCCAGCCGGTGATCACCAGCTCATCACCAATCAGCACTTCCACTTTTGAACCGTTTTTAATGCGCGGCTGAAGCGTGGTGATACCCTCATCTCCCGGCCACTGGCGGGTGATCTCCACACTGAAATCCCGCGCCAGCCGTTCAATACCGGCACCGATGCGCACCGATGTCCAGCCATTCCACTCCCGGCCATTTACCCGTAGCGTGACATTGTCGTTCATTGCACTGGCACCTTCAGAGGGATCACCGGCACAAAGCCGGGATGCGTAATGGCATTACGCCGGATAATGTCCGCGTCACGCGCCGCGTTATCAAACCAGGTCGCCGCCAGCACCAGCGCGGGTAAAACCTCATCCGGCGTGCGCTGAATGATCCGTGCAGACTGTTCAAGGCGCGTGTTGATATCCGCATTCAGATCTGCTTTCACCCGGCGCAGCGCCAGAAACAGCGCATCACTGGTTGTACGGGACAACTCCTTATCAATTGCCGTATTCAGTGTGTCGCGAATGTCAGTCAGTTCTTCCCACGTCGGCAGGTCAACCGTGTTTTTCACCGCCAGTGCATTGTTCAGTGCCGGATGCGTGACGGAAGGCCAGCCAGTGCTCTGCGCAGGTGTTGTTGCCTGCCCCATTGCGGCATTCTGCATCACCGCGGAAGTTGTTGGCGCAGGCAATCGGGTAACGGCATAGGCCGCTTCGCTGATTGCAGTCGTACGAAGGGTGCTGGCAACCACGTTACGCTGCTGCGTCGCCGTGACGGTGGTTTTACTGTCCGTTTTCCAGACGCCGCGCGGTTGCAGATCGCTGCCAAGGCTGACACCAGAAAGCGTTTTGATCATGGTGACCAGGTCGCTGGCGTTACCATAAAGGCGTTTCCCGGTACGCCACATTTTCTGCACCTGCTCAACGAGATTTTTGCCTGACGATGGCGGCGGCAGAAGTACCGAGATATCCCCCTGCAACAGCCTGGCGGCATCCGATACGGCAGAATCCACCACTTTCATCGCATCAGAAACATACCCCAGCATTATGCTGGCATTACCGATAACGTCGTTCTGCACGAAATCCGCCACACCATCGATACTGAAACCGCTGAAGCTGTCACTGATGCAGTCATCCAGTGCAGAACAGGATGACATCAGCGTCTGCGCCGTCGCCGCACCTGATGTGGGGTAAGAGAGTTCTCCCGCTTCGACAAACTTCAGGTCAAAGCGGACAATACGCCCTTCACTCTTCGATGTGCTGACCCGAACTTCCCCGTCAACACAGACTTTCAGCTCACCGTATGTCGGATGGACAAGCGTGCCGGGACCGGGTTTATTCAGCGCGTCAATCAGGCGATCGCGCTGGTCAAAGCAGTCATCTCCCACCACATAAGCTGTGATGGACGGGCGAAAAGTGATTTTCCCCAGGTCTTCGGTATAGGGTTTGTCGCGGTTCGGGTATTCGTGCGTTTCCACACGACGACCGGTTCCCGCACTTTCTTCTTCAACCTTAAACGGCACACCGCGAAATGACGCGTCCTGAAGTCTGTCTTTCCACGTCATATAAACTCCGTACATAAAAAATCCCACCGGAGTGGGACTCATTAACAGATTAATTTTTCATTACCTGCCAAAGCGCGTATAGCCAACATCATGGCTGACATCAAAACCGCTGGATCGCGTTTCCATAACCCGCATACCCGGAGGCGAATTCACAAAAGAGACCTTGATCTCACCATCAACTTTTGGCGCAGAAGCTTTGTTAATCATGAAGGGATTCGGGCCTGTGGCATCGGAGGCGTTGTTTGACTGAGCCGGATCCACCGCCGGATAAGGTGTGTATCCCCGCGCCGGTATTCCCGTCCCATAAGCATCATAAGCACCCGCGCCCCACTGCGCAGAGTTAATGGCATCGACCGTGTCACCGGAACTGTCGGTAAACCACTCAATAATTGGCTTCAGCTTGTCCCACATATCCTGAAACCACTTAACAACCGGTCCCCAGTTATTGATCACCATCCCCAGCGGCGACCAGGCAAAAACCTTCTTCAGAAGTTCCCAGCCAGCCTCAAAATAAGGACCAATGGTTTCCCAGAGCTTCTTGAAATAAGGTCCGACAACATCCCAGTTAGTGATAATTAATCCCGCAGCCAGGGCTATCGCCGTCGCAATCATGCCAATCGGCGTCATCGACATGATCCTGCTGACAATGCTGATGGCACTGCCCACGCCCATCAATCCCAGTTTCAGAATCGCAAGACCGGCAGCAAGCCCGACGACGCCGCGAATAACCCGGGGATTTTCATCCGCAAACTTCGTGAATTTTTCCCCCAACTCCCCCAGCCATTGCGTGATATTTTTAGCGTCACCAGAAAATGCGCCGCCAATAGCTGCAAGACCGTTAGTTGCGGTCCCCGTCATTGCCTCCCACAGGTTGGACAGCGTACCAAGCTGTGCCTGAACACGTTTATTCAGGCTGGCCTGTTTATTCATCTTCTGCTGGATCTGATCGTAGCCATCCTTTCCTTTATCGATTAGTGCATTGACCACCTGAAGGGTTTCGGCATCATCACCAAATATTGCCTTAAGTACACCTGTTCGCTTAACGTCGGTCAGTTTTCGCAGCTTTGCCAGTTGCTTAAACATGTTATCAAGACCGCCAAAACTCCCTTTGCCGTCAGTAAAATCGAGCTGCACTCCGAGTTTCTGGCGGGCCATGACTTTATTGACGTCCCTGATTTTCTTAACGCTTAATCCGGACTGGATAACTTTTCGCAGGGCATTACCTGCCGACTCCCCGTTCATCCCCATCTGATCCATCATGACGCTGATAGGGGCAAGGCTCTGTGCAGCCTGAAGTCCGTCCTTATTCACCATCTTCAGAACAGAACTGGTTTTAGTGAAGAAGGACAACATGTTGGTATCGTCAACGCCCAGATAAAACGCCTTCTGGATAGTGTCGAACAGCCCCATCATGTCTTCTGACGCCGTTCCGGTAGCATCCTGCATCTTTGCAGCAAACTCAGCAGCCGCTTCCGGTGTTTTTTTCAGTTGTACCGCAAGATAAGCTGTCGCTTTACCCACACCACCAAGAATGTTTTCTGCCGGGATCCCCTGACGCACCAGCATCTGCATCATGTTCTGGAAATCAGCCGTTGTACCGGGTAGCTGGTTACCCAGGCCAATAGCCAGTTTATTGATGTCCTGAAAGCTCTTTCCAACCTCGCCGTTCGCATCCATCATGGCGACTTTCAGCCCGGTGGCGGCGTTTTCCTGATCGGCATAAGATTTCAGGGAAAGCGTCAGACCCGCTGCCAGTCCGCCACCAAGCGCCAGCCCACCCTGTGACGCTTCTTCCGCCTGGCGTTTAAATCCCCGGATTTTCTTTTGCATTTTCGACAGCGCGGGAGAAAGCCTGTCGACACCGGTGATCAACGCCTTAAGCTCAAATTCAGCCATGTGTGCGTTTCTCCTGCTCTATCCTGTTTGCCTGACTGACCAGCAAGGGAATTTCACTGATCGGCATATTCAGCAATTCGAAGGGATTAATGCGCCAGTAGCTGGCGCAGTCAAAGAAGCGATCAGTGAGGTATTCAGCCGTCAGGCCTGGAGGAAAAAACCAGCCACAAGCCACGCCGCTGCATTCAGGTCTGCCGGAGACATCTGGTCGACAGAGCTTTGCGGCACTTTCGCCAGCCGCACAATGTATTTCGACACCACATGCGCCAGAAGTCTGACGGACTCATCCTGATTCATCTGGTAGGGATACCCCAGCTCGCGGACATCCTTCCCGGTGGGTTCATCAAACTCCAGTACGGAGAGTGTCTCACCATGAGCGATAATCGGTTTCTTTAACTCAAGCTCTTTCATTACTGGTAATCCCCTTCTTCACCGTGGAACTCAAGATCAACCGTGCCTTCTTCGGCATTATGGTTCGCTTCTCCGTGCAGCCAGGCGGACGACAATACATAGACCTGACCGTTCGCCAGCTCGGCAGTGATGGTCATCTCATCAGACGAGGTGATTTTGCTCACCGGAAAATTCTTCGGCACCTTGAAGGTCCCTTTGACATAAGGCGCACGGTGAGTTTCCTTGCGGTCCACTGAACCGTCCAGGCCGATGATGTCATCATTGACCGTCCTGTTCATGGGCACCTCAATGCCGCCGGTCAGCGATAGCTGCTGACCGTCAATTTTGAAATAACAGGTTCCCCCGATACGGGCCATTATGCAGACTCCTCTGAATACTGAAGACGGAACTGGTTAACCACGGCAAAAACACGCAACTGGTTAACATAGTCAGGCGGGAACAGCGTGTTCAGGCGGTTCGGATCGCTGGCATCACGCTCCACAACCAGGTACTGCTTAAACAGTTCGTAGTTTTCCACGATCCCCGCACGCTCAAGCTGACGGTAGGTTGCCAGCAGTTCCCCTTTGATTACCGCCGGGGTGACAATCGCCTGACCGGGACCAAAGCGGGTACCGTCGCTGGCAAGCTTGTGACGCCCGTACTTACTGGTAATGACGGATTTCAGTTTGCGCAGTACATACGCACTGGTATGCAGCGTCTCGCTGTCGAGGTAGCTGTTATCCGCAACCCCGTAAGCATTTTTCCTGTACGTGGTGACATCACGCTGAATGCGCAGCACCCCGCTTTCGACATACGCCGTTGCCACGCCATGAGACAGCAGGGTCTGCTGCTCGGTCATCGTGAACCGTTTCCCCTTCGGCGCAGGCAGCATACCCACCAGCTCACCGGTCTGCGTGGGACGTGCCGGATCGTTGCGGATAAACACCGCTGCGCGGGCGGTACGGCTTGCCGCCAGCTCGTCGGCAGGCGTCTGGGTCTCTTTTTCGTACCCCGCCAGGGTAATGTGCTGCTGGTTAAACTGGTCACCTGCGGTCACCAGTTCTGACAGCGTGCCGATCTTTGCCGTATACACATGACCATACAGCTGACGCGCATAGCTCCAGCGACCGCTGGTATCGTTCATCTCGGTCACCAGCGTGTTAACGGAGGCCGTGTCGTTGAACGGCAGGCCGATATAATCAAACGGCTCATCCGCCATTGCAGCCACCGCGCCGGTGAGAACCGGAGCGCCCGTTCCGGCGGTCCCCGTCGCCACGGCAATCTGTACGCCCGCTGGCAGCACTTCGCCCCCACCAAAGCCGTAGTAATTGAGGCTGACAGGAATTTCATTCCCGCAAAGCCCCTTATGACGCGCGGTCAGTGTGACCACGCCAGCCGAAGATGAGGCCGTAAACGGCAGGGCCGGAACGGCATTGATGGCATCCTGGATACTGCTGGCAATCGTCGTGACGTTATCGCCGTTGGTCACCGGTGCCTGCACGCGGGTACGTCCCACATAAACATTCACCGTGCCGGTTTCGGTTGCCGCCCCGGTCACCGTCAGCGTAACTGTTGCCGCCGCGCCCGTGGATTCAGGAACGGCAATCACATACAGCTCACCAAACGGGTCGGTCTGGCGATAAGCCTCGACCATACGCGCCAGCTGACTTCCCGCACCACAAATCTGGCGTGCATAGTCTGCCGACGGCATCAGCACCAGACTGTTGGCAACAATCTCTGCACCGTTATTGGCATGACCAATCAGCAGCGATGCTCCGCTGTCCTGTGCAGTATTCGCAGCCTGGTTATCCATTTCCGCATAAAACAGCGGAACCAGCGTATTCGACGGAATGGTGTTAAAGCTTATCGTCATCGGTGTTCACCTTTTTATTCACGCGCCGGATATCACCCGCTGCTTCACGGCGCAGCCAGTAGTTGTTCTCGTCAACATTTCGCCCTTCGGCGGGCAAAAGGTCGCCGCGGGCAGGGTCAGGCACTGACCGCCCTTTAACAGGTTTCACAAACATGATGATCCTCAGGAAGGAAGGGGTATTTCGGTGTGATGTTCGATATCGCCGTCAGGCCCGTTACCGGGATCGAGATAATCAACATCAATCGCCAGCGTTCGCAGTTCATCCAGACTGTTCAGGTCATCCTGCTGGCGGGTATCGTCTTCGGTCAGCTCGCTGATGACCGAAAAATCGAACTGATAAATCAGCTCATGACGATTCAGATCCAGCAGCGTGCCGCCGTCATAGGTAATCGGGTTACCGCACGCTTCCGGGTTCCAGCCCAGCAGGGCCTTAAAGAGCATCTGCCGGACATCGTCCACCACATCATACGAGGCAAACTGACCGCGCTCATCACGCCCGTTACTCAGTATGACAACCACGGAGAAGCCCTCTTTCAGCTCCTGCCAGTAGTCGGTCTGGCTTTTGTTTTCTCCCGGAGAGTCATCACCCGGTACCACATACGCCGCCGGGAGTCTCAGCTTTCCGACCTCCGGCAGATTTTTGAACTGTGCCGCGCCTGCCACCCGGTTTTCAAAATACGGGCAGCGGGCACGCAGCGCAGCAATAACAGGCGTCAGTTTCATCTGTGTCGTCGCTCCGGCTTCAGTGATTTACGCAATTCCCGCGCCAGAAAATAGCGTGTCCAGCTGCGGTTCTTTTCAAGCGTTTCCACCATGAAGTTATTACGTGGAGCCAGTCGCCAGCCGCTGCCACCGGATGCACCACGATGATGACTACGACGACGTTTTGCTCCTCCCCGGACACCAAAAAACAGAAACGCCGGATAGAAGTCACCAGAGATCATCCGGTTCCCCTTCCCGTTGCGCTGGTTAGGGGCAATGCGTGTCATAAAACCGGCTCGCTTTTTACTGGCTCTCGGCACCATGTAACCAATCGAACGAGCCAGGCGTCCGGTCTGATAACCGGGGTTTTCACCCGGTGCCGACCGCGCACGGCGCATCACCAGCCGACGGGCATCACGCATATGACGCTGCCCAATCGTGACAAACGCCCGCCGGACACGGGCGCGGTTAAAGCGCATCTCCGCGGGCTGCTGAACATCAACGTGAAAAAAGGGAGTCGCCATTGCTGCCTCCGTGACTCTGCCTACATTCGCCCAGCTCCGTACACTCCAGCAGCAGAAAGCGCCGCGCCCCGTTCAGATCGCGCTGACGTTTCACCCGGTACACACTGTCATCACAGACCACCTCATAATCAGCAGTGATCCCCCGGCGGTAGCGAATGGTGATGTAATGGGTTATGGCATCCCCGGTCTGCGCGGTTTCCTGCCAGGTGGTGGCACTGGTCTGGATAACCTTCGCCCATGCCCGGAACGCAACCGGGTATTGAGGCTCCACGCCAAAGTTATCCGCGGGCATATCCACCCGCTGGCGGATCAGGACGCGTTTATTCAGTTCGCCGGGATCCGGCAGAATGTAGGTTGCGCTGGTCTGCGCCTGACGAATTTTCATAGTGGTATAAGGCGATAAGGAGCAACCAACCAGTTAAAACTCATTGGCAACTCCATTTTCTCAACGTCTGTAACCGTTGAGCGGTTTTCGTAGAAATGGCTGACAAGTAGCAGGAGCGCCAGCTTCACATCATCAGATATCACAAGCCCATCAGGATCATCCGCAGGCCTGTCATCTGCGGTTGCATACAACGTACGGTTAAGGAAGTTTTCCGTCCGACTCTGAGCGGCCTTCCCAAGTAGTTCAAGCAACTCATCTTCATCAGAGAAATCATCATCCAGACGAAGCTGAAGCTTAATCTCTTCCATTTTTAACAGCATAAAACCTCCTGTGCCCGCCAGAACGCAGGCACAAAAAAACCGCATTACGCGGCGTGCTGTATTACGTAAAAAGACTAATCAACCACCAACGCTACCTTTCCCCACCAGCGCTTTAATGGCAGAGGTGTCTTCCAGGATACAGTCAAAACGATGGAAGGCCAGAAAACCGGTCTGATCATATTCCGCGTAACGCTCAACCAGACGTTTAAGAATCATGTATCGCACACGACGGATAATGAAGCGATCAAAGTCACCACAGAACATGAATTTTTTACCCGCCCCGATATCATCAATTTCCTGATCAATGACATACGGTACATTCAACACTGAAGCAGGTGCCACACCAACAATATCCGGCAACCATAAAGGGCGTCCCTGACCGTCTTCCATCTCACTGATCAGTTTCAGCGTATTATCGTTAAACGCCAGGCGGAATTTCGGTCCGCGACGATATGCAGGATCAATGCTGTGTTTCAGAGCCAGAATTTCCTGCCACTTCACCGCATTTGCCGCGGCAGTCTGTGTTGTGCCGGTCACTGATGCTGCCAGCCCTTTGGGTTGTTTAGGCGTACCAGCCCCCGTCCCCTGAATCAGATAACGGGCTTCACCACGACCAATACGTTCAGCAATGCGACGGGCAAGATAAGCTTCCATATCGATCGCACTGTCCTGCAGCAACTCATTAGACACACGAATTATTTTCGATGTCATTTTGAGCGCCCCAAGGCTTTCCATACCGAAATCGGTGTCTTCTTCACCGGCTTCTTCATTTTCGCCCAGCAGAATACCAACTTCGGAAGTACCATCAGCTGTTGCCCACTCCATAGTGCGACCGTCAGAAGTGGTAAGAATCTGCGCCACACTGGCGATGCCACCGTAGGATTTCATCTTCTCAACAACTTTCGCCAGGAATGTTTCTGGTACGGTATATCCGCCCTTTTCATCCTGAGCTACGCCCTGGGCACGAAGTTCACGCAACGCCTTTCGTTCTTCTGATGTCAGCTCACTGGCACCGTGACGCATCCACTTATCAAAAACCTGAGCTCGTTTCTCATCCTGTTGTGGATTGTTTTCCGGATCAAGATTCTGACGCTGCTCTTCCTCATTGCTTTCAATGTACGCCTGATCCTGACGACGTAGTTCTTCTTCGCGTGCAATTCGTTCATCAAGAGCTTCCAGTTCGGATTTTGCTTTGTTCCACTCAGTGCGCTGCTCTTCCGTCCATGCGTTATCACCAATTTTTTCATTCAGGGCGCGCATGTCAGTTGCGATAGTATTACGTTTCTGTTTCAGTTCATGCAGTTTCATGATGTTTCCTTTACGCGTTAAGAAGGGTCAGGACGCGTTCACGCGCCATACGTTGATTAATGGCTTTCTGTAGCGCGCCGCTGTTGCGCGCCTCCTGCCATGCTTTCATGGAGCGAACAGCCGAGTCAGCCTCCTGATAGGCAGGATATGTCACAGGACTGACATCCAGCAGACGGGAAAAGCGGGTTATCTCGCGAATAACAACCCCGTCCTCATCCTGATACCACTCCTCGCCGTCACGGGCGACACGGAAAGCAAAAGATGACTGGTTAATATCTCCACGTTGCATCGGGGCCAGCACCAGATCACGAATGGTCTGTGTCTCCGGAGCCTGG